ACCTAGCGTCTACTAGATACGCGCCTCCTCACCCCTCAGCTCAGCCTTTTCTGTGTATCCGCAGTTGAAACCCTTGACCCACAACATCTAGTGGTAGGCTGGTGAGCGCTAACCTACGCATTTTCGAAAGGATGTTCGAACGTGGCAAATCCACCTAAACCGGCTGAGTTGAAGCTTCTTCAGGGAAATCCTGGTAAGCGTGCTATGCGTTTGAATGATGGTGTTGCGCCGATGGAGTATGGCTACACTGAGCCGTTGCGTGAGCTTGGCCCTGTTGGTCGTCAGTTGTGGGATTCGATTTTTGGTGCTGGTGAGATGTGGATTTCTATTCGCACTGACTTGCAGCTTGTGCAGATGGTTTGTGAACTTCTTGACCGGCGTGAGGTTTTGCGTGAGCAGTGGGCGGCTGATCCTGTGAACCGTCAAATCAACATGAGTTTGTTGGAGACTGAGAAGCAGATTGTTTCTGGCTTGTCGCTTCTTGGCTTTAGTCCTGCTGACCGTACTCGTCTTGGCTTAGTGAGTGCTAAGACTAAGAGCAAGCTTGAGGAGCTTCTAGCTAAGAAGGCTCGTGGTGAGTAGTTGGCCACCGGCGTTTCTTACGCCTGTTAGTGCTGAGGCTATTGCTCGTGGTGATGGGCGGTATGCTGCTGAGTTTGCTGAGACGTTTGGTTCTATCGGTAAGGATGGTATTGCTGGGCGTGCTGGTGAGGCGTTGAAGTTGCGTGACTGGCAGGTGCAGTTGCTCGAGCGTTTGTATGCTCGTGATGAAGCTGGCGGCTTGATGGCGCAGACTGCGCTTATCGGTATGCCTCGTAAGAATGGCAAGTCGGCGTTATCTTCTGCAGCGATTGGTCTTTATTCACTGATTGCTGAGGGCATTAACGGTGGTGAGGTTATTGCTGTTGCTGCTGAAAAGGAACAGGCTCGTATCGTGTTTGGCGAGGCTAAACGCATGATTGAGCAGAGCGAGCTATCAGATATGGTAACGGTGTATAAAGATTCAATCTTTGTGCCTGCCACTAATTCTGTCTTTCGTGTGGTTTCGGCTGAGGCTTATTCTAAAGAAGGTCTAAACCCTAGCCGCGTGATCATGGATGAGTTGCACGCACACCGTGACAGAACACTGTTCGATGTGTTCTCTCTTGCTATGGGTAACCGTGGAAAGATTGGGCAACTTGTCGCTATCACTACTGCAGGCGTGAAGTCTGACAGCACCGGCAGAGACTCTGTGTGTTATTCGCTTTATCAATACGGGCAAAAGATCGCTGCAGGTGAAATAGATGACCCTTCTTTTTTCATGGCGTGGTGGCAAGCGCCTGATGATTCTGATTATCGTGACCCCTCTGTTTGGGCTTTGGCTAATCCTGGTTATGGTGACATTGTTTCTGAGGATGATTTTAAGTCAGCGGTGAGGCGTACTCCTGAGGCTGAGTTTCGTACTAAGCGTTTGAATCAGTGGGTTAGTTCTGCGACTTCTTGGCTACCTGCAGGCACTTGGAAGGAGTGTGAAGGTGCATTTGAGGTTTCGCCTGATGAAGAAATTATCTTGGCGTTTGACGGCTCGTTTAGCGGTGACACATCCGTTATTGTTGGCGCGACTGTACCTAAAGAAGATGAACCGGTCAAGGTATTTTTAGTCAAGGCGTGGGAGAAAGACTTGACGCTTGATGATGATACTTGGCGTGTAGACACTCTTGATGTTGAAGAAACTCTGCTCGAGTTTTGCAGAGATTATCCTAACGTGCGTGAGATTGTTTGTGACCCTTTCCGTTGGCAGCGTTCTATGCAGGTTCTTGAAGATGCCGGTTTGCCGATTGTGGAGTTTCCTCAAAGCCCGTCGCGCATGATTAAGGCTTGTGCAGTTTTCTATGACAGCGTGGTTGAGAAGCGCATAGTTCACACTGACGATCCTTTACTGGCACGCCATATAGATAACGCCATTGTGAAGATGACTCCTGCAGGGCCTCATATTAAAAAAGATGCGCGTAACTCGCCACGCAAGATTGACGGTGCTGTTGCCAGCGTTATGGCGGTTGACCGTGCCCTTGCTGGTAGACTAGAAACAGTTGTACCTCAGTTCTTTTTTTAAGGGTTTATATGTCTACGGTTTTACAGATACTTGGCGCAGTAGCGATTACTGCCGGTGCAACGGTAATCTTCCCACCTGCCGGTCTTATTATTGGCGGCGGTTTCTTGATCCTTATCGGTTTGGCGGTCAGTAACTAATGGCACTTTTTGACAAGTTGTTTGAGTCTCGTGCGGTTTCGTACCAGACTATTTGGGCTTCAGGTGACAGTGTTGAGTTCGGAAATCTATCCGGCACTAGCATTAACAGCGACAATATCTTTCAGGTAAACGCTGTCTATAGCGCGGTAAGCCTTATCGCCGACACTATTTCAACTTTGCCACTTGGAGCTTTTTATCGTTTTGATGGTGCGCGTCTGCCTTTCTTTAACGCTCCTAGTTGGGTGCAACAGCCTGACGTTGACCTGCCACGCAACGCCTTTTACAACTCTGTCATTGTCTCGCTGCTGATTGACGGTAACGCTTTCATCCGCGTATTCAGCAACGCTAAGGGCGACGTTGTAAACCTTGTAGTTTTAAACCCACATCAGGTTGAGATTAAGCGTAATGGCCTTGGTCGTTTGATGTTCAAGATTCAGGGCGAAAAGACGCCTCTTACTTCTGAGCAGGTTATTTACATTCCTGACTTGTTGAAGCCTGGTTCGATTCGCGGTACTTCTCGAGTTGAACAGTTGAACGATAACTTTGGTTTGGCTAAGGCGATGGAAGCTTTCGCGGCTACCTTCTTTGGTCAGGGAACTAACATGAGTGGTGTTATCGAGTTCCCTGGTAACTTGACTCAGGAACAGTCTGAGAATTTGCGTAACGGTTTTGACCGTGCCCACGCTGGTTGGCGTAGAGGCCACAAGACTGGCGTTCTTTCTGGTGGTGCTACTTGGAAACAGACTCAGATTGACCCACAGAATTCAACTATGGTTGAGAGCCGTAAGATGGCTGTGCTTGATGTTTGTCGCGCTTTCAATGTGCCACCACACCTGCTGGCTGTTACTGAAGGTTCAAGCTCATATGCCTCGGTGGAGCAGACTAACCTTGCTTGGGTTACTCACGGTTTACGCCCACTGATCAGCAAGCTGGAAGATGCTCTGACGCCTCTCCTGCAGCGTGTTGAGGGTGGAGCTAACGCTTTCCTACGTTTCAACATTGACGGGCTTCTACGGGCTGATATTCAGTCTCGCATGAGCGCGTACAGCACGGGGCTTCAGTCAGGCTTTTTGACTATCAACGATGTGCGTCGTTTGGAAGATTTGCCACCTGTAGCTGATTCTTCTGCAGATACTGTGCGTGTTCCTCTAGCTAACGTAAACATTGACGCGGCTACTCTATCTGCAGAGTCTGAACGTGTTGCTATGGCGCAGAAACTTATCCTTGCCGGTTTCGACCCTGCACAAACTATGGCTGCATTGAACTTGCCTACTATCGGTCATACTGGCGTACCTTCCACACAGCTTCAGCCTGTCTCTCAGATTGCTGCTGTGGCTGGTTCTGAAAATGTATATGGAGCAAGCTAATGCAATCACCTGGAGTGCTTGACCTGAACTGTTATCAGGGCGCAAACTTTGACTATACGCTGACTTGGCAGACTGGCGGTACAGCCGTAAACCTTTCAGGCTACACAGCCCGTATGCAGGTGCGCGACTCTTACGATGGCGGTACAGCTATCGTGTCACTCACTAGCGGTACAGGAATTACTCTTGGCGGTACTGCCGGTACTATTCTTCTTGAACTGTCTGCAACGGCTACAGCCGCGCTTGATGGTACTCCTAATAGTCAATACATTTATGACCTTGAGTTGGTGAGTGGTGCAGGATACGTTACGCGCCTTGTTGAAGGCAGGTTCTACGTTTTCCCTGAGGTTACAAGATGACAGATGTTGTGACCACAGAAACAACTTCTACTGTGACCGTTGCTACACCGAGCAGTGCAACTGTCAACGTAACGGGCGTTAACGGTTCTCTTATTTTGCCACCTGGCCCTATAGAGGTTGTTTCACCTATCGCCAATTTGGGTACTTCTACTTCTGCGCGTATCAGTCTTGATCCGGCGTTTGGCGGTTTCTATGACATTACTTCTCAACAGCTTGTGAGCGCGTCAGCGGTGCAGCAGATTCGTATTGGTAATACTGCTTATGCTAATGATGTTACGCGTGCTAACAGTGGCGATATTACGGCTACTGTAGCTGGCAATTATTCGTTTACCTATAATGTGCAGTTTGGTAATCATTCATCACAGATTCAATATGCGAGTCTGTTTGTGAAGTTTAATGGTGCTACTGTTCCTGGTACTAGCTCTATGATTACTGTTCCTTCTTCTCATGGTGGAGTTTCAGGTTATGCCAGTGGCGGCAATACTTTCATTGTGCCTATGGCTGTTGGGGATAACATTCAACTTTGGTGGGGTGGTTCTTCTACTCAACTTTATGTTCACTATGTTCCTGCTGCTGGCGATATTCCAGCGTCAGATAGTGTGCTTCTTTCAATTAGACAGATTGGGTCATAATGCCTTATTTCATTGAACAAGACAATCCTGATTGCAAGAGTGGTTGGGCTGTAGTGGATCAGGGCGGTGCAATGTTTGGTTGTCACCAAACTAAGAAGGATGCGATTGCACAAGCTGTAGCTATTTCACTTTCTACTGACGAACCATTTGAAGGCGAACGTGCCTTAAAAATAGGAGATAATAAAGATATGAATATTCGCGCTGCTGCTGGTGAACTTGCACCTGAAGATTTGGTGCGCTGGATTAACGGTGACGATGTAGAGCATGGTCAAGTTATTTCAGTGAATGACACTCAAGCTGAGGTTCTTATCTGGGATGAAGAAGATGGCGTTTGGTATGCCAATGAACTGACTGCCCTAGTTGATATTGCAGTGTTGGAAAAGATTGACGCACTTCCTGAGCCTGAAGTTCAGATGCCTCACGATATGCAGATGGGTGAGCGTTCAGGTTCACAGTTTGAGACTCGTGTAAGTGCTGCACAGTTTGAGATTCGTGAAACTTCTGACGGCATGACTTTTGAGGGTTATGCTGCAGTGTTCAATAGCCGTTCTGAAAACTTGGGTGGGTTCACTGAGTTTGTTGCTCCTGGCGCGTTCACTCGTTCACTGAAGGCTCGTAACGATGTGAAGCTTTTGTGGAATCACGACAGCGGTCAGGTGCTTGGTTCTACTCGTGCAGGTTCTATGACTCTTACTGAGGATGCTAAGGGCTTGAAGGTTGTTGCTAAGTTGCCTAACACTCAGCTTGGTCGCGATACTGCAGAGCTGTTGCGTACTGGTCTTGTGGATTCTATGAGCTTTGGTTTCAACGTGATCAAGGATAAGTGGAACGCTAACGGTGACGAGCGCACACTCGAGTCTGTACGTTTGTTTGAAGTCTCAGTGGTTGCCTTCCCTGCCTATCAGGCAACGTCAGGTTTGGCTAATGTGCGTAGCCTAGACAAGTTGGCTACTCGTGCAGAGGTTGACGCTATAGCTCTTGAAGCAGCTTTGACTAAGCTCGAGGCTGGCGAAGATTTGGACAACGATGCACGCAACTTGCTAACTAGCGTCATTGACAAGCTTTCGCCTTCTGCTGAGTTCCAGCCTGAGCCTGATCCATCTGTTGTTGGCGACTTGGGTCTGTTGGCTTTGAAGAAGAAGAAGATTGAGTTTATCTCAAGCCTGTAAACTGTAAGCACCGCAGGGGTGCGGTGTAATAAATATTGGAATTCCCTAGACAATTAATCTAGGGTTTTCCTTTTTGTCTACTGAGTATTGAGTTTGCGGTACAATAAAAGTGGTTGAGTGTTAGCACCGCCATTCTTTTAATCTGCAAGCTTGAGTGTTAGCACCGGTTCGCAACTAATCAAGGAGACATAATGTCTGAGTTCATCAAGTCTCAGCAGGAAGTCCGTAACAACCTCATTATGCAGGTACGTTCAATCATTGACGTAGCTGAAACTGAGAGCCGTGGACTCACCGCTGAAGATTCCGTAAAGATCGAGCGCATTGAAGCTGACATTCGTGCAGCAGATATGGCTATCGAAGTTGCTACTCGTAACGAAGAGCGTAAGGTTGAGGCATCTGTTGCTGCAGCTGGTTTCGTTCCTGCTGCTGAGGTTCGCTCTGACGCTGACTTGTTCCGTGCAATGGCACGTGGCGAGGTTCGCGGTCACGAGTTCCCTGCAGAATTCCGTGCAACTCTCGTTCCAGGTGCGGCAACCGTTCCTGTATCGTTCTACGACCAGGTATTCGGCGTAGCCCGTCAGGTTGGCCCAATCCTCAACGTAGCTGACGTTATTACCCGTTCTTCGGGCAACGACCTGCGTATCCCCATTTACACCGCTTTCAGCACCGCTGGATCGGTCGCTGCTGGTTCTGCAATCAGCGAGTCTAACCCTACTTTCGACTCTCTGCTGCTTCAGCCCACTAAGGCTGGATTCATTGTTCCTGTAGCAAACGAACTCCTGTCTGACGCTGGCTTTGACATTGCTTCTGTCATTGCTGAACAGGCTGGTAACGCTATCGGTACTTACATCAACAACGCTGCAACCACTACCCTGATTGCTGCTGCTGGTTCTGGTGTAGCTTCCGGTTCTGCAACTCTGCAGGCTGACGCACTGATCGACCTCGCTTACAGCGTTGACGGTGCAGTTCGTACCGCTGGTGCAGGCTACATGGCTACCACCTCTACTCTTGGTGCTATCCGTAAGCTCAAGGACACTGCAGGTAACTACCTGTACCAGGTTGGCGTTGGTCAGCCTGATACTTTCGCAGGCTTCCCTGTCTACGAAAACGCTGGTATGTCTGCTGTTGGTTCTGGCGTAAAGTCGGTTCTGTTCGGTGACTACAAGGCTCTTAAGGTTACGACCACTGGGCTCGAGGTTGCTACTTCTGCAGATGCTTACTTTGCTCAGGATGTTACGGGTTACCGTTTCACCTACCGTATGGCTTCGGGTCTGACTCACGCCGCTAAGGTAAAGTACCTCACCACTTCCTAATAAGAAGTTGTGAAATAAGTTCAGCCCCGTCAGTTGTAGGTTCTGACGGGGCTGTTCTATATCTAAATGCAGAAAACGCCTAAGCCAACCAGAATGACTTAGGCGTTTCCCTATCGGTAGGTTTGGGGGGAATAAAAACCGATACAGAGAATCTAACATAAGTGATAGATTAAATACAACCTATTTTGAAAGGGAAATGTTTTGGCAATAGAAAAACTTTCAGGCGTTATATCTGTAGCGTCTAACTCTTACGATATTCCTACCGGCTACGGGCAACAGGTAAAGTTTCTTATTGACCGTTTAGTGAAGCACGGTTTCAAGACTGCTAACCTTTCTAACTTTGGCTTGCAGGGTTCGGTTGAGGAAATCAAAACACCTTACGGCAAAGTGCCACACTATCCTGTTGGCTATCGTGCCTATAGTGATGATGCCATTCCGGTATGGCACAACCACTTTTCCAGCCAGTTTCCTAATATGAAGGATGCTGTTCTCACTTTGTACGATCAGTGGGTGTATAACGATATGCCTTTTGACGGGAATATTATTGCCTGGACTCCACTAGATCACGTTACGTTGCCGCCGGCTGTGCTGAAGTTTTTGGTGAAAGAGAATGTTACGCCTGTCACTATGTCACCTCATGGGCAACGCCAGCTCGAGAAGGTAGGTATTGAGTCGACATATATCCCACACGGTATTGACACTAAGGTTATGAAACCTACTCAGACAGTGTTTGACGGTATTCCTACGCGTGACTATTTGGGCGTGCCTAATGATGCGTTTCTGGTGTCTATTGTGCAGGCTAACAAGGCTAACGGTTTGGTGCATCGCAAGGCGTTGGCTGAACAGTTGATGGCGTTTGCTATCTTCAAGCGTGAATATCCTAACTCTTATCTGTATATTCACAGTGAGCCTTCTAACGCTTTTGGCGGTTTCAACATTCCACAACTGTTGCGCGGTGTCGGGTTAAGTGATGATTCTGTAATTATTCTTGATCAGAACATTAACCGTGTAGGTTATCCTGCTGAATATCTTGCAGCTATCTACACTGCTTCTGACGTGATGTTGCAGGTTAGTTATGGTGAAGGTTTTGGTGTGCCTGTTGTTGAGGCTCAGGCTTGTGGCACTCGAGTTATTACTTCTAGTTGGGCTGCTACTCAAGACCTTGCAGGGCCTGACTCTTTCCTTGTTGACGGTCAGCCGTTTTGGGATGAACCTCAGGCGGCGTTTTACCACATTCCTAATATTGGTTCTATTGTGAACGCTTTGAAACTTGCTTACGATGCGCCTCGTGGCGTTTCTAAAACCAGCATTGACTTTGCTAAAGAGTTTGATGTTGACCGCGTATTTAACTGGTATTGGATGCCTTTTCTAAGAAAGTATTTCGCATGAAGTTTGAGCAGTTGAAACGTAAATGGTCAGGTCAGACTGTGTATGTTTTAGGTTCAGGGCCGTCTTTAAACTTTCTTGACCCGTCTTTCTTTGACGATAAGAAGTGTGTTGCAGTCAATTTTGTGGCGCGTGAGTTTCCGATTCGTGACGCTATAACTTTTACTCATTACAATAATGACGCGATGGAGATGGCGTTGCAGTTTCCGGCTCAGAAGGTTGTGGTGCGTGAATGGCATATTGGGCATCAGGTTACTGCTGAGATGCCTAATCTTATTGTTGCACCTTCAAATAATTTGCAAGCTCCTGATGCAAGCTTTGATCCGTTCCAGCATGACGGTTTAGGTTTGCTGTTCGGTTCTAGCAGTATTCACGGGGCAATGCATTTAGCAGCATATTTGGGCGCTAAGGATATTGTTTTGGTTGGTGCTGACTGTGGCACGCTTGACGGCTCGCATCGCGTTACAGGCTATCCTGCAGGCGATACGCCATGGGCTTTGTATGACCGACACTTGCAGGATGTGAAGTCTTGGCTGAAAGTAAACTATAACTGTAATGTTTATTCTTTAAACCCGTTTGTGAACTTCAATCTTGAAGGCCACGTTTTTGAAGGCGTGAAATGATCCCTAACCTAATCGTTCCAACATTGACACGTTATGACTTGTTGCAGCGTATGTTGTCAAGCATTGACTATCCTGTTGGTCACGTTCTCATTATTGATAATGGCAACATGATTGACCAGTTGAAGCTTCCGGCTGAGATTAAAGAACTTACGGTGTTGACTATGCCAGCTAATATGGGCGTGGCTGGATCGTGGAATTTGGGTATCAAGTGTTTCCCTTTCGATTCTCAATGGCTTATCGTGTCTGACGATGTTGTGTTTCCTGCTGGTGCGCTCGAGCAGTATGCAGGTTTGGTTGACTCTAACGCTATGCAGTTCTTTGATGTTTCTCCTAAGTGGGCGTGCTTCTCTGTAGGGCAGACTGTTGTTCAGAAGGCTGGGTTGGCTTGTGAGCTATTCCACCCTGCATATTTTGAAGATAACGATTGGGAACGTCGCATAGATCAGGCAGGCGTTTTGAAAGAAGTTCTACCTATTCAAGTTCAGCATGACAACAGTTCCACGTTGAAGTCAGGGTTTGAAGATAAGAACGCTGCTACTTTCAAAGCTAACCAGGCTGTGCATAATGAGCGTGAAGCAAATAACGATTTGTCTGATGGTGGATGGTCGCTCAATATTCGTCGCGCTAACTCGTGGGATTAGTGCGGTAAACTAGAACTAGGTTTTAGGATTGGATTATTGTGGCTATCACTAACGGTTATTGCACACTTGCAGATGTTAAGAGCGCGTTGCGTATTACTGACGCTGTAGATGATTCTCTTATTGAGCTTTCTATTGAGGCTGCTTCGCGTGAAATTGACGGCTACTGCCAACGTGCCTTCTACCCAACTACAGGCACGCGAGTTTTTGAATCCACTTCTGCTTTCATCGCTGAGACTGACGATATTGTTTCAGTAACTACTCTTAAGACTTCTGACGATGGTGCAACGTATGGCACTACTTGGGCTGTTACTGATTTTCAGCTTGAGCCTTTGAACGGTGTTAGTGCCGGTCTTGCACAGCCTTACACTCGTGTCAGAGCTATTGGAGATTACCTGTTTCCTCAGTGGTCTGTAACTGGTACTTACAGTAACTTTGCTGGTGTGCAGATTACTGGCGTATTCGGTTGGGCTTCTACCCCTACCGCTGTAAAGCAGGCGTGTGTGCTTCTAGCTATGCGTCAATTCAAGCGTTACGATTCCCCGTTGGGTGTTGCAGGTTTTGGTGACATTGGTGTTATGCGTGTGGGCCGTGTTGATCCTGACGTTGAGGCTTTGCTGATGCCTTTTAAGAAGTTGGTTGGCGCGTGAGCATTTCCGCTATTCGTGCAGGGCTAGGAGCTAACCTGGCCACTATTCGCGGTTTGCGTGTGGCAGAAACTATCCCAGATAACCCTTCGCCACCTATCGCTGTTATTAGCCTTTCTAACGTGGCTTATGATGGCGCGTTTCATGGCGGTCTAGTTCAATACAATTTTGTTGTGTCTGTAATCGTTGGGCGTGTGTCTGAACGTGAAGCACAGCGCAGACTTGACACTCTCATTTCTACAGGTGATGGCTCGTTTAAAGTTGCTGCAGAATCAGATAAAACTTTGGGCGGTTCAGCCTATGATGTACGAGTTAGTGAAATGTCTAACGTGGGTGCGGTATCATTGAATGACGCCACTTATTTAGCGGCAGACTTTTCTATTCAGGTTTACGCAAACTAGGAGATATTGTGGCAAAGTTCGTCGCAACAGATTACAAGACAACTATCAACGGAACTGACTTCAGCGCATCGCTGGCAGCGGTTACTCTTGACATTACTTCTGAGGAACAGGACACCACTTCGTTTGGTCGCACCTTCCGCACCCGTATTGGTGGGCTCAAGGATGGTTCGGTTCAGCTTGACTTCCACCAAGACTTTGGAGCTTCTTCTGTAGACGCTACTTTGTTCCCTCTGCTTGGATCGTTTGCAACTGTTGTTGTGACTCCTACCAGCGGTTCAGTTTCTGCTACTAACCCTTCTTACACTGGTGTATTCCTGGTTTCTCAGTATTCACCTTTTGCTTCTAATGTAGGTGACTTGGCTACCCTGTCTGTTTCTTGGAACGCTGCTGGCACTGCTGGCATTACTCGCGGTACTGTATAACCATGAGTGCAATTAACCTACAAATCAATTTCGTCGATGGTTCTACCGCTGATGTTTCGGCGGTAGCCATTGACCAAATTAAGTTCGAGTCACACTTCGACATTTCTCTTAGCAAGATTGCTAGTGAAGCTAAACTGACTCACATTTACTGGCTGGCTTGGCAGGTACAAACTCGCCTTAATGCGACTAGCCTAGACTTTGAGGCTTGGGCTGCAACAGTTGATACTGTTGGGGTTGGCGATTCCCCAAAATAAAAGGGCTGGGTGAATCTTCTAAACATTGGGAGATTGCCCAGCTTGCAGTAGAGACAGGCATAAGCCCTCGTGAGCTGTTGCTGCTTGACGAGCGTATGTTGTGGACTCTCCAGCGTTATCTTGTTGCTAAAGCTAATGCCCGTTCACGGTAGACTATTCTCTAAGGAGTTTGGTTATGGTTGTGAAAGCTACGGTTGATGGTTCTGCTGTTCGTCGCGCCATTGCTGAACTTAAAGAGATTGATCCTAAGCTTGTAACTGCTTTGAGGCGTGATATTCGTAGTGAGCTTCGTGGGCTTGCTTCAGGGATTGAGTCTGCTTGGCCTGAGAGTGGTGAGCTTTCTGGCTTGAACGGTAATGGGCGTACTTCTTATCAGAAGCCTAAAGTCAGTATTTCTATTTCTACTGGCGTTTCTGCTAAAACTCTTGTTGCGATTAAGGCTGTTATTCCTACTAATAAAGTAGGTTCTAAGATTGCTGAAATGGCTGGTATGCGCGGTGTTGTGCGTATTGGTGGTCAGTCTCGTTCTTATCGTGGTCAGCTTGGTGAAACTAAATCACACCGTTTGAATGGTCAGGGAGCATATCTGATTGACCGTCTTAACCGTCGTAGTCCTATGCCTGGTCGCGGTGGTCGTTATGGCTGGAAGTATTTTAATTCTCAGAAGGATGATGTGCGTAGGCGCGGTATTCGTATTCTTGAAAATGTTGTAGCTGCTTTGAATTTGGAGAAGTGATGAAAGATATTATCTTTCCGATTACCTATAAGACTGATACTAAAGGTCTTAAGGATGCTGAGTCTGGTTTAGATAAGCTTGGCAACTTTGCTACTAAGGCAGGGTTCGCTATTGCTGCCGGTTTGGCTGTAGCTAGTGCGGCTGCTGTAGCGTTTGGGGCAGAGTCTTTGAAGGCTGCTGCTGAGGCTGAAACTATCACTCGAGGGCTTGAGAACGCGGCTAAGAACGCTGGAGTTTTTGGGGATAAGTCTGCATCTATTCGTGAAGCTACTGATGCTTTAGATAAGCACTCTAAGAAGCTTGGTGAGCTTACAGGTATTGATGACGAGCTAATTAATCAGTTAAAGACTGGTTGGCTTGCTGTTCCTGATTTGGCGGCTAAGGGTACTGACGGTATTAATAAGCTGGCTGAGGCTGCTGCAGATATTGCTAAGGGTACTGGTAAAGACATTAGTGCTGTCGCTATGGCGTTTACTAAGATTGCTGGCGATAGTGAGACTGCTCTTTCTAAGCTGAACCGTATTGGTATCGTTCTCTCTGATCAGCAGAAAGAAACTTACCAAAACATTCTTGATACTAATGGCGAGATTGCTGCGCAAGATTATCTGTTGCAACAGTTGGGTGATAAGTATAAGGGCGCTGCTGAGGCTGCCGCTAATCCTTTTGAGCGTCTTGATGTTATCTTTGGCAACTTGAAAGAAACTATCGGTGTGGCCTTGCTTCCAGCGTTTGAGGCTATCGTTCCTTACATTCAGTCTTTTATTGAGGATTTGGTTGCCAACCCAGACTTTAACGGTTTCCTTTCTGATATGTCTGTGAACTTTCAAAACATGATGGGTTATCTTCCTGGTGTTGTTGAGAACTTGAGTTCATTTGGTAAAGATGTTCTTCCTGCCGTGAACGCATTTTTCCCTATGCTTAATGAAGCTTTGCAACTTATGGGCAGTTACTTTGGTGTTATTGAAGGTAGTGACCCTGCTTCTAGCACTGATGATTTTGCCGGTTCTATGCAAGGTTTGGCTGGGGCTTTTAAGGCTGTTGGCGATGCGCTGAATTGGATGAATACTCAATACAACAAACTACCCCCATTCTTTAGGTCGAACTTTTTTGAAGTCACTGAGCTTCTTCTTGGTGTTCCTTTTGGTGGGTTAAAGAAGTTTGAAGAGTCTTTGTTTGGCACTGGTAGCACTCCTGCTGTGGGTCGTGGAATTAAGCTTGCTGCTGGTGGTATCGTTCCAGCTATGCCTGGTGGATTGAACGCAACTATTGCTGAGGCTGGCCCTGAAGCTGTTATTCCTCTTGACCGTCTTGATCGCATGATGGGTAACAGTGGCGGTGGCAACATTACTATTAACGTGACTGCTGGTATGGGTACTGATGGTGCAGCACTCGGTGAACAAATCGTGACAGCTATTCGTAAGTACGAGCGTACTTCTGGTCGAGTGTTTGCGGCTGCATAATGGCTACCACTGTAGAGGTCGGTTTTGAGTTAACGGTTGGCGATACGCCTTATTTCCGTTTGAATGATCCCGTGAAGGGAAAGCTGGATAACGTATCGTATCGTTTGGCTGGCCCTATCTGGATTGATATTAGTGACGCGGTTTCTAGTGTTGGTATTAAGCGTGGTAAGAACCGTGAGCTTGACCGTTATTCTGCAGCGTCGGCTTCTGTGTCTCTGCATAATGAGAATCGCTACTTTGACCCATTGAATGAGGATAGCCCTTATGTGGGCAACATTATTCCCCGTCGTTCTATCAGGATCAGTACGTCGGGTTATACACAGTTCACTGGCGTTATTGAGGACTGGAATCTAACCTATGACGTTTCCGGTAAGTCTAATGCTTTGATTCAGGCCGCTGATGCTTTCACTCTGTTAGCTCAGCAGACTCTTACTCCTGGTACTGCTACGCAGCAGACTACTGGCGAGCGCGTGAATGCTGTTCTATCTCAGCCTACGGTTGCATGGCCTCTTGCTCAGCGCAACATTGATACTGGTTCTTCAGTGGTTGGTACTGACGTATTTGACGGTAATGTGCTGTCGTATTTGCAACTCGTAGAAGCCTCAGAGCAGGGGCAATTGTTTATGGCTAAGAATGGTGACGTTCGTTTTGTGAACGGTTCTGTAACGCCTACGAGTGGCACTCTAACAACTGTTAGAACTAACTGGCTGCGAAACCCTAGCTTTGAAACAAACACAACAAGCTGGTATACAGGTTCAGGAAATGCCACAAACGTTAGAGATAATTCAAAGGCATACTCTGGTTCTTATTCTTGGAAAACAACTGTAACTTCTACTACAGGTAATGCAACATTAGCTTCTCATTATCAGGCAGCAAATTCTGATGCTTCACCTGTAGGGCCTACTTCTGCATCTATCTATGTTTGGGGTGCTGTAGGTGCAACTTATCAAGCGCGTTTGCGTGAAACAACTACTTCCGGTTCTATAGTAGCAAATGGAACAACCATAAATATAGTTGGAATAGGTCAGTGGCAAAAAGTAACTTTGCCGACTATCACTAAAGGACAAGCTGATACTCGTGTTCAGATTCTTTTGATATTTACTACGTTAGGTGATTTTTGGATTGACGCTGGAATTATTGAAGCAACTGCAACTGTTGGCGAGTTTTTTGACGGCAGCACTACAGACACTATTCGTGAAATATACTCCTGGACTGGCACAGCCAACGCATCAACTTCAATAGAACAAAACCCTACATACACTTTTTTCAGTGACGAAAATGACGGTATCCCTTACACTTCAGCAACCGTCAATTATGGTACTGAACTTTTGTTTAACCAAGTAGAGGCCTCTTCTGCCGCCGGTACAGCTATCTCTAACAACACTGAGTCACAAACCAAATACGGTATTACGCAGGCTTCTGTAAATACTTTGCTTGCAGTGTATTCATCTGTAGAGTCTTTGTCTCAGTATTGGGTGAACAAGTATGGTGAGCCTGAATATCGTTTCGAGAACCTAACGGTGAACTTGCAGGGCTTATCTAGTGACGATCAGATTAGTGTGCTTGGGCTTGAGCTGGGCGACATTATTCAAATCAAGTTCACACCTAACGGGGTTGGTTCACCTATTCAACGCTATGGGCAGATTATTAACATTGATCATGTTATTGGTATTGACCGGCATGACATCACTTTTGGGGTTGGTTCTTTGCAGTATTCTTTCCTCGTTTTGAATGATGCAGGGTTTGGTATATTAGACACTAACGCGCTGGCGTTCTAGGAAAGGTTTTTATTATGACTGGTCGTAAAGAGTGGGCTGCTGATGATGTTCTTTCAGCGGCTGATTTAGAGGGCTACTTGATGGATCAGGTTGTCGGGGTTTGGGCTAACAGCTCTGCTCGAGCTTCAGGGTACCTGGCACCAATCGAAGGTAACTTGTCTTATCTGCAAGATACTAATCTGTTTTATGTCTGGAATGGTTCTAGCTGGGCGGAGCTTTCAGTAACGAACGCAACAAATTCTACTAACGCTACTTATGCGACTACGGCTGGAACGGCTGTGAGCGCGAACAAGGTAGCTAATATTACTATCTTCAATAGCTCATCTACGCCTACAGCTAACGCTACTGGCGATCTGTGGTTCTACTAAGGGATAGTCTTGGCTTCTGTATCGGGTACTTTCAGTACCTTCCCTTCTCTTCTTAGCTATCGAGTTGTAGCTACTGAGATCTCAAGCGATCCTGGAACTAATACATCTTATGTTCAGGTCAGCTCGTACATAGATTTCTCTGGATCATCTGCCTCATCTAGCGGTGGTTCAGGTAATACTAGTGCTGGTAGCTGGTCTAGAGGTTTCACTTCTTTCAGCGGTGCCGGATCTATCAACACGGGAAATGATTATGTAACGGTTCCACATAACCCTGACGGTTCTGGATCATATTCATTCAGCGGATCTGCCTCGATGTCTGGTTGGGGATCTGCCTCTACAGGTACAGGTACTCTTACTCTGACTACGCTGAATCTTGCGGCCGGTAAACGCTGGAGCGGATCAGCTTGGACTGACTGCACCGTGAATAAGAGATGGAACGGATCTGCTTGGGTAGATCTGACTATCAAGAAGCGTTGGTCTGGGTCTGCCTGGGTGGACTTAGGTTAGAATAGATTTAGGATTAGGAGTTTATCGTGGCTGGTTTAGGTCGTAGAGTTTTCGCGGCAGGTGAGGTGCTTACTGCATCTAACGTGATGGGTTATTTGCAGGATCAGGCTGTGATGAATTTCGCTGGTACTGCATCTCGAGGTTCTGCTATTGGTACAGCTACTGAGGGTATGGTTTCATACTTGGCTGATACTAATGTTGTTCAGGCTTATGATGGTTCGGCTTGGAACTCGCTAGCTTATGCTTCATCTGTGCAGCGTGTTGGTTTAGTTCCTATTGTTCCAACTAGCATTAACCAAAGTGGCGGTAGTGCAAGCTATGACTCAACTACTGGATTAATTACTTTTACCGGTACTACAGCTCTTAGGGCTAATGGCGTTTTTACTTCAACCTATAATTATCACCGCGTTGTTTTGCGTATTAGAAATGTTGGTTCTACAGGTAACTATTCTGTGCAGGCAAAGTTTAGCGCAAGCACTGTTGATAGTTCTGTAAATTATGATAATGCGGCTGTAGCTTTTCTAGCCTCTACTGGCGGTAGCCAAAATCTTGGTGGGCTAAATGGCACACAATTTTATGCTGGCCGTGTGTATGATTCTGGAGTTGAAACTGTTTCTGTAATAGATATAGCGAGTGCTGCTCTTGCTGAAAACACAACTTGGTCAGGTAGTTTTATCGGTAGTTACCCTAGCGATTTGCAACAGACTGTTACGGGTGGCCGTCACCGTGTAGCTACGGCTTATGACGGATTTTATTGGGCAAGTAATAACTGCACTGGAACAATGAAAGTTTACGGGTACAACTAATGGCTGAAATTGAAGCAACACCTATCGAACTTACTCCTGAATATATCGCGGCTCAGGAAGCGTGGGAAGCTGGTTCTTATCAGCGACAATATGATGCGGTTACAACTGCGCGCCAAAGCCAGTATGCGTTAGTTTCTGATCCTATTTTTATGCAGTATCAACGTGGTGAAGCTACTGAGCAGGAATGGCTTGACGCCGTACAGGCTGTGAAAGACACCAACCCTTATCCTGTAAAGGTTGAGTAATGGGCTGGGCGCAAAAGTTTTCACCAAACTTATCAACTGAGGATTATCCTGGTTGGTGTTTACGTTTTACGCAGACTGCTTGGAACGCTCCTGTGATGTATTACTGTGCGCGTGATTCATGGGATGCTTCAGGTTTTCAACACACTGACGCGCTGCCAGCAACTTCTGTACCTGTTTATTGGTCGTGGTGGGGAACTATCAACGGGGAAACTCGAGACTGGGGCCATGTCGCTGTGTTGCTTCCTGATGGGCGTGTTCTTTCGTCACCGCTTTCCTGGTCGCAAGGTTACGGTCAGCAAATCGTTTCGAGCGTTGATGAAGTGTCTCGTATTCTTGGTGCAACCTATCTTGGTTGGACTGAGGACATGAATGGTTTGCGTGTCGTGGACTGGTCTGATGATCCACAGCCTTCACCGCTTCTTCCTACTCAGCGTCAGGCTGGCGATGGTGGTGCTAATCGTCGCGCTGCACCTACTACTGACAGTGAATTGTTAGAGCCTAATCTTGAGCCTAATGAGATTGGTAACTTTGTAAACTTTGCTCACGGCCAAGACCCTTACGGTTTGGGTAATGATGTTTGGTTTCAAGGCGTAAGCGGAAACTGGTTCTATTCTGGTGCGTTCACTGACACTGGCACACATGACCTGAACGACGTTACAAGCGGATCTGAGAGCAGTTCAGAGACTCCTGCAGATACGGTAGAATCGGATAAAGAAACTTCCGTAAAACCGGAAAATGTTGAACACAAGGAGAAGCCTGTGAGTAAGCCCACAACTAAAGAAGAACAGCAGGCATATTTGAACCGTCAGGGTGCGCTTGTTGCAGGTATTAAGCCTGCAGATTTGGGTTCGATTATTACTAACCCTGTAACTCGTAAATTCATTTGGGCTGTTTACGGCATTACTGGTCTTTTCATCATTGGTGTTATGGGTGGTTTGACTGCTGCTCAGTGGATTGCGCCTGAATGGTTTATTTTCGCTACCGGTGCATATACCGCTATCAGTCCTGCTTTTGCTTCTCTAGCACTTGCCAACATTAAGCCAGAGTAATGAGCGAGGTCACTCTTCAAGATATTGCTGTGGCTATTGCACGGCTTGAGACTAAACAGGATGCAATGATGAAACAGCTTGAAGAGCTGACTAAGACTACTGATCAGCATTGGAAGAAGATTGGTGAGCTTGAAACTAAGCTTGCACTGCTGGAGCAGCGCCAAGGCCCTAAGGTGCATTGGACTGCTTGGGTTGGCCCTATTTTGGGTGTTGTCGCTCTTATTGCGGCGTATGTGACTTATATCGTCAAATAGGCTTGAACGCGGTCTATTCCCGTTTATGGGTTTATTTGTTGTGCGTTCCCAAACATAGGAGAAATAAAT